CGGTAAACTATTTTCAATCGATTTGCCAAGTAAAGACACTGACTTTAATTATAATATTAATAATTACGGAGTTGATCCAGGATGGTTAGTGCCTGAAGAATTGAGGAGTAAGTGGAAGCTTATGCTTGGTGATACTAAAGATTTATTGCCTAGTCTACTTGATGAGTTAAAAAAAGTTGATATTTTTTTTCACGATAGTGATCATTCCTATGAAAATATGAAATTCGAATTTGAAACTGTTTTACCATATGTTTCTAAAAACTCTTTCCATTGTTCGTTATCATTAACACCGTAAGCACCAAGCAACGCAACTTTATTTCCTGCTACAGAAATTTGAGCATTCTCAGGAGTAACTATAACATTACCAATTTGTCCACCAAAACTTTCAAAGAAATCTATAAATCTAGGATCATAATCTAAGTCGTCAATCGAATCTGTTTGATTTACTCTAGCTACAATCTGTCTAATGATAGATTGTTTTTTAACTTTAGCAGGTGGGTTAACCCAAATAGGTAAACTAAAAGTTAGTGAAGCAACATCTAATTGTGTGTCAACACCTTGCGGTACAGCTCTTGAACTCCAGTTAACATCTACTAGTTCTACGTTAGTAATATTAGTCCAATCTAGTGGATTGTCATTTGCTTGTATTTCAACAGCCGGGTTAAACAATACTAAAATTTGTTCCATTAGTTGTAATTTTTGATCTGTGTTTGAACACCAAATATCCAAGCCCATATTTAAGTTATATGGAACAGGCATAAATCTTTCAACGGTATACGTATTACCAATTTCAGCCATATACGATTTAGAACTTGTATCGTATTTTCTTTCAGCAACCTGTACTTTATCAACCATTCTAGGTTCTTGTAATCGATCTCTAGCCAATTGTAAATTAGTAATATAAACTGACATAAATGGAGCAGATGATACAACATTTTCTGAGTTATGTCTTAATATGTGAGCTACCATTCTACTCATATCAGCATATCTTACAGGAGTTCTTATATAGCTTTCTGAATTGCTATTATCTGTTTTACCTGTCTTTACTTTGAAGTTATCAAACAATCTCATGAATTGTAAAATGTATCTTCTTATCTGTTGGTCGTACCAGTAATCCATAATTTTTAATCCGTTTTAGGTTTAACTACCTTACTTAAATATTGTTGCTCTTTGTTATCATCTGTAACTGTAGATGAGGCATTATTATTAACAAAACTATTCAATCCTTTATTGCTTGAAACATATGATCCTCTAAAGTTATCAGAAATTTTAATATATCTATTTCCTGTTTTTCTAAACAATCTACTTGGAGAATAGTCAGTACGTAATACATATTGACCTTCTGTAATTGATCCTGGGAAGCTGTTACCAGTATGTGTTATTGTTATACCTTTGCCTGCGGTTCCATCTTGGTTTCTAGGATTGACTTTGTGCATATCATCTTTATGAGTATACAAGTGGCCAACTTCCATTCCTTTGGTAGGAACATTTCGTTTAGCTTCTTCAATAACACCATCATTAAGATCAATCTCTGATTGATATGTAGATATAATATTTTTTAAATCTTCTTTATCGTCACCACTACCAAGTATATCTCTAAATTCTTGTGTATCTTGTAAGGCAGTTGCTTTACATCTCCAAATGTGTGGCCACCAACCTGGATCGTAACCATCAGATCCTCTTGCGGCATCTTCTACAACAAAGAATTTATTAATCTTCATTTTTTCTTTTGGTTCAAACTGTGCAATTGATTGTGTGGCAGTACTATCACCACCTGTCAATGTTTCACCTACTGTAAAAATACCGTTAGTTGCAAGTCTTATAACTTTTGCATTATGATTATAACTCACAACGGTACCTGTTGTACCTGAAGTACCGCCAGTGATTGTTTCACCTTTTCTAAATCTTTTACTTGGTTTATTGTTTAATGTAATTGAACTTGCTTCTAGTCTTAAATCATCAGCCATGTGTGGTAATTCAAAAACATCACCTGGCATTATTTTTCTACCAAGTTGCTCAACCATTTTATTTAAATGGAACGTTATATAGACCGTGTCTGCTGTTTGAAACAATCCAAACTGTGTCATATCAAAATCTTGATCTTGAACAGAATATACTCCACGTAAATCATATACATCAGAATCGTATTTTCTATCTCTGTTTTCACCAAATAGCATATCTTGTACACCTGTTGGATGTACTACTGAATTTTTAGGTTGATCACCAGCTATACTACCTGTTTGTGTATGAGGTCCTAGGTATTTGTGTACAAAGACGCCCGTACCGCCTATATTAAAGTGTTCTGCTATAGTACGATCGGCAAATTTGTAATCATTGCCCTTATTTGGCTTCCATAAACTGAGTCTTGGCATAATTTTGTTAATATCCTTTGTCTAAGTATTTATTGAAACTAATCCATACGAATAAATAACTATAACATGGCAAAAGTGAAATCAAAAAGACAGGAATTAATCACAGATATACGTAACATCTTAGGTGATGGTATGGTTGATGTGGAATTAGATCCAAAACACTACGAGCAAGGCATTGACCTAGCTGTGGATAGATACAGACAAAAATCTGGTAATTCTACCGAAGAAGCATATATCTTTTTACAATTACAACAGGATGTAAACGAATATACGTTAGCAAAAGAAGTGATTGAAGTAAAAGAAATATATAGAAGATCAGTTGCTGGATCAACAGGTGGTATTGATTTAGATCCATTCGAATTAGCATACACTAATTTGTACTTTTTACAAGGTGGTAGAATTGGTGGACTTATGACATGGGATGCTTTCGCTCAATATCAAGAAGTTGTTAAAAGACTTTTTGGTGGATATATCAATTTTAAATATGTTACAGAAAAACAAAAACTAATATTAATGAGAAGACCAAGAAATGCTGAAAATGTATTACTACAAGTTTACATGGAAAAACCAGATGAAACATTGATAACACAAAGATACAGCAGACCTTGGATCAGAGATTACGCATTAGCACAATGTAAAATGATGTTAGGTGAAGCAAGATCTAAATACAATAGTTTACCAGGAGCCCAAGGTAATGTTTCAATGAATGGAAACGATTTAAAAAATGAAGCTCAGACAGCCATAGAAAAATTAGAAAGAGAAATTGAAACATACGGTACTGGTGAAGATCCATTAACATTCGTTATTGGCTAAAAATCATTTGACAAAATATATAATTGTGCTACAGTTATATTATGATAAATTATAATTTAATATGCCAAGACTGCGATTACGAATTCAAAAGTTGGTTCGCTAGTAGTAAAGAATTTTCAAAATTACAAAAAAAGAACTTATTAGAATGTATCAAATGTGAATCAAAAAATGTCACTAAAGGTATAATGGCACCAAACATATCAAGCAAATTGAATAGCAAAGACTTTGTTAAAAACAAGCATCATGAAATGAAAACAATGGCCCGTAGCTTTAACAAGTATATTGAAAAGAACTTTGAAAATGTAGGAGATAGGTTTCCAGAAGAAGCTAGAATGGCAATGAATGGCATACGTGACGACAAAATATATGGCGAATGCACGGACACAGAGGCCCAACAGTTGCGTGAAGAAGGCATTCCAGTAGCAAATATACCAAAATACAAAGATGATGCTTAATATTAGTCGTTGACTTATATAATAGGAAAAGTTATAATAAAAAATGATTGTAGGTTTAGTAGGATTTATAGGTTCAGGTAAAGACACGGTCGCTGAAAGATTTATCAAACATGGCTTTGTTAGAGATTCATTTGCGGCACCTCTTAAAGATGCAGTAGCAAATATTTTTGGTTGGCCTAGAGAACTACTCGAAGGAGACACTGAAAAAAGTAGGAAGTATAGAGAAGAAGTAGATCAGTGGTGGAGCAGTAAATTAGCAAATAGAAGATTTTCTCCTAGGTATGCATTACAAGTAGTTGGCACCGATGTGCTACGAGAACATTTTAATCCAAATATTTGGTTATTCAGTTTAGAAAATAGATATGTATCACATGGTATGAAAAACACAGTTGTCAGTGATTGCAGATTTAAAAACGAAGTGGGCTTAATTAAAACTATGGGTGGATTAATTATTAGAGTCAAAAGAGGACCAGAGCCACATTGGTATGAGATGGCAGTTGAAGCCGCTGGCGGAGATACGTTTGCACAA